CGCACGGCAGACAGTATTCAATCTGATCTACGACATCGACGGCATCGAGGGCGATGTGCTCGTCCAGAGATATGTCAAGCTCCGGAAGTGGGAAGAGATATGTGTGGAACTGCACTACTCATGGCACGGGATCCACGCAGCACACAGACGCGCACTCGAGATAGTAGACCGGGCATTGAAAGGCACAATATATACATGATTTAGTGTAAGAGGAAAATAAGGACAGCGAGAGAGTCGGGAGCACCGGCTCTTTTGCTTTGTGGTGAAAATCATGGCAAACGAACAGAACTTACTGCCGGGCGGATCTCATAAATTTACCCTCGAGGAAGCCTCGAGAGGAGGAAGGAAATCTGCCGAGGTGCGGCGCGAAAACAAGTTAATAAAGGACCGCATCCTTGAGCGTATGGGTGAGTCTGATTGGGACACCATGATCGACAACCTCATTGCCAGGGCTTCGGAGGATACGAAGTCTTTTGAGGTGCTGCGCGACACCATTGGTCAAAAGCCTAAGGACTCTGTCGAGGTGCAGGGCAACGGCATAGAGATAAGGGTGCACAATGTCGAGTGATATGTATGTCAACGGCACTTATATGCCGTATCTGTATGATTACTCACACCGGTATGAGGTCTACTACGGTGGCGCTGGTTCCGGCAAGAGCGTGTTCATAGCGCAGAAGCTGCTGCTCAAGGCGCTGAGCGATAAGCGCAAGGTGCTGATCATCAGGAAGACACTCAACTCACAGAAGGACTCGTGTTGGCGCTTGATGCTCGAACAGCTGAGCGACTTGAACATCCGGAGCCTCTGCAAGGTCCGCATCACGGATTATGCGATAGAGCTGCCGAATGGATCCGCGCTCCTCTTCAAGGGCCTCGACGATGCTGAGCGCATCAAATCCATTGTCGGGATCACGGACATCTGGATCGAGGAGGCAACGGAACTCATCGAGGAGGACTTCGACCAGCTTGATCTGCGACTCAGAGCCAGAACTTCCGACCTCCAGATGTTCGTTTCCTTCAATCCGATAAGCAAGGTCAATTATGTTTACCGGAAGTGGTTCGCAGAGACTGCGGTGGTCGGGGGTGACACGCTGATAGTCAAGACCACATACAAGGACAATCGCTTCCTGCCGGAGGAATACATCAAGAGCCTTGAAAGTAAGATAAAGACGAACCCGACATACTACCGCATTTATGCGCTGGGTGAGTTCTGCAGCCTCGACAAGCTGGTCTATAACAACTGGCGTGTCGAAGCCTTTGAGCCGCCTAAGGACGGCAAACTGATAGTCGGGCTCGACTTCGGCTTCACAAATGACCCTACTGCCATCGTCGCGTCCATCGTGAAGGACGACGACATATACATCTTCAGGGAGTATACCGGCACCGGCAAGACCAACCAGCAGATAGCGGAGATCATAACAAGCATGGGATTCGCAAAGAGCACCATCATCGCAGACTCGGCCGAGCCTAAGAGCGTGGCGGAGATACGCAGGTGCGGCATCATGCGCATCCGGGAATCGCAGAAGGGCAAGGACAGCATCATTCACGGCATCCAGCGCCTGCAGGGCTACAACCTCATCGTGCATCCGTCCTGCGAGAACATCATCATGGAGCTCGAGAACTATTCCTGGATAAAAGACAAGACAACGGGCGAGTACACCAACAAGCCTATCGACATGTTCAACCACAGCCTGGATGCACTCAGATATTCGCTTCAGGCTCTTGATCAGCATAAATTCACAGCCGTAAGCAAGGACGTACTCGGACTATAGGAGATAACAAATGTATCAGATCGACAGAAACGAAGAGCTGACAACAGAACGGCTCGGCAAGATACTCGCGGACTTCCAGACGCGCGAGCTGCCGAAGCTGAACAAGTATTACAACTACTACTCAGGCAAACAGGCTATCACGCAGAAGGTAGCGAGCGACACGGGCAAGCCGTGCAACATCGTTGTAGTGAACTACTGCTACAACATCGTGATGAACTATCTCGGCTACATGACCGGCATCGAGATAGGCTACGACAATGACGGACGCTTCGACGAGATAATCGACGTGCTGAAGTACAACGACGTAAAGGCAGAGGACAGTGAGTTCCTGAGGAACGCGCTGATTTTCGGCAGAGCGTTCGAGATAAACTACATCGACGAGGACGGCAAGCAGCGTTTCAGGACGCTGGATCCGCGCGAGTGCATCCCGGTCTACGATGACACGCTCAGCAATGAACTGATGTATGTGGTGCGCTTCTATTCGGAGTCGCCGGTCAATGAACAGAGCGAGCAGTACAGAGTGGAGGTCTACAGCGACACGGACGTGAAGACATACCGCTCGACGATGGGCTTCAGCTCATTCGCATTGATGGACGAACAGCCCCACTTCTTTGACCAGTGCCCTGTGACGGTCTTCAGCCTGAACAAGGAAGAGGTGAGCATCTTCGACAAGGTCATGAGCCTTCAGGATGCATATAACGAATTGCTGTCGAGCGAGGTGGATGACTTCGCGGCATTTGCTGATGCGTACCTCGTGCTCAAGGGCATCTCGGCAGATGAAGAGGACCTGAAGAGCATGAAAGAGCACCGCGTCCTGATGATGGATGCTGATGCCGATGCGCAGTATCTGACGAAGAGCATAGGCGACACGCAGATACAGAACATGCTGCAGAACGTCAATGATCAGATCCACAAGATAAGCGCGTCCCCTGACTTCAACGATGACAAGTTCATGGCACAGAGCGGTATAGCGATGCGGTACAAGCTTGTCGGCTTCGAGAATGCGGCGAGCGCCATCGAGTCGAACATGAAGAAGGCGCTGCAGAGAAGGCTTGAGCTGATAAGCAGCATCATCGGACTGATAGGCGCATCGAACGAAGACCTCTGGCGAGAAGCTCAGATTACCTTCACACGGAACCTCCCTGCCGACCTTGCGCAGACTGTACAGATAGTGAACCAGCTGCGCGGCATCGTTTCACAGGAGACGCTGCTGACGCTTCTGCCGTTCGTTCAGAATGTCGATGAAGAGATGGAGCGCGTCAGAGCAGAGAAGGAAGAATCGATGGAGCTGTACAACTTCGCTCCGGTAGGTGACGAAGATGACGAGAGAAGAGATAAGACGGATCCAGAGGCAGAATAAACGCTACTGGAAGAGGCGCGAGATGCGTCAGAGGGCGCATCTGTATGACAAGACAGTCACGGAACTCGACAGAGAGCTCGGCAGACAGTACCTGCGAGTAAGCAAGATACTGAAGCGCGAGTTCCTGAGCACGATCGAGGAGCTCCGGAACAAGGACGGCGTGATACAGCCGAGCGACCTGTACAAGTCAGACCGATACTACAAGCTGATGAACCAGGTCAACGAGGAGCTATCAAACCTTGCGCTGAAGCAGAACAAGGCGCTCGAGAACAGGCTTCCGCAAGTCTATGAGGAGCAGAGCCTTATAACCGCGCGTGAGCTTGACGGCTTCGGGCTTTACTCGACCGTAGACAAACGCGCTGCCCGGATCGTAGTAGACGAACTCTGGTGCTCGGACGGCAAAGGCTTTTCAGACCGAATATGGAGGAACAAAGACCTCCTCACGCAAAGGCTCGAACAGAGCCTTTTTGATTTCGTCTCGAGAGGACAGCCGACGGCTCAGCTGACGAGCGACCTCATAGCTGATCAGATCGGACCGCAGGCCGCATCGCTCGGGAACATACTCGACGATGACTTTCGCGAAGCGTACAACAACGCGCGGAGGCTGGTGCGGACCGAGACGGCGCGGATCCAGAACAGAGCAACACAGGACCGCTACAAGGAAGCGGGCTTCACGAAGTACCGCATCCTTGCAGAGCCTGATTGCTGTGACGTATGCGCAGACCTGCAGACACAGGTCTTCGACATAGATGACCTCGTGCTTCCGGCACATCCTAATTGCCGGTGCGCGATGGCGGCAATAACAGAATCACTTGGCGAGGGACGGAACTTACTTCCGTAACTCAGAACAGAAAGGAAGGGCTGACATTCATGGCAGAACTTGAAAACACCAACACCGGGGCAGAGCAGAACGCATCTGAACCAACACCTAAGACTTACACGCAGGAAGAAGTAGACGCACTCCTCCAGAAGGAAGGCGACAGACGTGTCACCGAAGCTCTGAAGAAGGCTGAGCGGAAACAGGCGGATAAGGCGAAGGAAGCAGAAAAACTCGCTCGAATGAACGCAACAGAAAAGTATGAGTACGAACTCGAACAGCGTGAGAAGGCGATCGCTGAGAAGGAGAGGGCGCTCACACTTGCGGAGAACAAAAACGAGGCGAGCAAGATTTTAGCAGAGAAGGACATTGACCTGGCACTCGTTGACTTCGTGGTAGCGGAAGACGCTGACACGATGAACGAGAACATCAAGAAGCTCGACAAGGCCATCAAGGCAAGCGTAGCCAAGAGGCTCGCAGGGAAGTCACCTATGAAGGCACCTGAACAGAATGAGGGCCTTACTAAGGAAGCCTTTGCCAAGATGACACTGGCAGAGCAGAACGCGCTGTATATCAATGATCCGGAACTGTACAAGAAAATGACACAGTAAAGGAGAACATACAATGTCAAACACACCTTATGAAAATTTTGTTCTTGAGAACAAGTATGAGAGCATTCTGGCCACAAAGGTCGACCTCGCAAACTACCTGACGGCTGACTACTCCCTCTCGGAGAATGCCGGCATGAAGAAGACGATCCACAAATACAAAGCAACCGGTTCTGTTGAAGACCTCGCTCAGGGCGTAGGCAACAGCGGAGTGTTCGAGGCTGCTTACACCTCGAAGGACTACGTTGTAGGCGTAACACAGGGCAAAGGCCAGTACTTCGATGAAGAGGAAATGAAGGACCCTGTCATCGTCGACACCATCATGAAGGGCATGGCTGAGGAAATGGTCAACGACTTTACTCGCAAGGCAATCGCTGAGATGAGCAGCGCTGACCGCACGATCGAGTGCGATTTCTCGACCACAACAGCTGACTACTTCTTCGGAAAGGTCGTAGATGCAGCTGCACTTCTCGGTGAGGAAGCAGAAGGCTACACACTTCTGATGAACCCGACAGACCTCGCTTATGCAAGGAAACAGCTTGGCGAAGCGCTGAAGTACAGCGAAGGCTTCGTCCGCACCGGCTATGTCGGCAGCGTCTGCGGATTCCCGGTCGTTATCTCGAAAGCTGTTCCTGCGGGCTGCGCGTTCCTCGTAAACAGAGAAGCAGTCACGCTCTTCATCAAGAAGGGCACTGAGGTAGAGCAGGACAGAGACCCTGACCTCAGAAAGAATCTCGTGTACATCCGCAAAGTGGCAGTAGTAGCTCTGACAAACGAGAAGAAGATCGTCATGCTCGCAAAGGCACAGAGCACAGCTTGCGCTATCACAACATACACAAAGAACGCCAAAACTATCGCTGGATCCTGCGGAACTGACTGCACAAGAGTCGACGTATTCGTAAACGGCGCACTTGTAGGCTCGCCGGTACCATCAAGCGGAAGCTGGACAATGACAGCGGCATCCAACCTCGCTGCAGGACAGAAGGTAGATGCTATCGCATACGCACCGGGCAAGGCTGCGAAGGCTGCTACACAGGTCACAGTCGCATCTTAATGCGGGGAGGTAGCGCATGCTTGAAAGAATCAAACTGCTGTTGAATATAAGCGATGAGTCGAAGGATGCGCTGCTTGAAGAACTCATCGGGCTCGCTGAAGAGTACGCTACAAACTATACTAACAATCCGAGCTGCATCGATCAGATTTCGGGCACGATCATCAACATGGTCATTTATGACTACAACATGATGAACACAAAAGGCCTGACGTCGGAGAGCTATAGCGGAGTGTCCTACGGATACATCAACGGCTACAGCAAGGACATCGAGGACCAGCTCAAGAAGTTTAGGAAGGTGAGAGTCATATGACCATCACAAGAGAACTCCAAAGCGCAACGATAAAGGCATACGGCCTTACCCCAGACACATACGGTCAGCTTGAACAGGGCACACCGACCACAAGGACGGCTGACATCGCGTTCAAGATCTACGCGCAGCAGAACGTGCAGGATCCGCGCTATGTCGATGTCGAAGCGGTCGGCCTCACGAAAGACAGGAGCATCGTCCCGGGCGAGGTCATCAGCTTCGCCCAGGGCGACTACCGCGTCAAGTACGTGATACCGGCGGCAAGGTGGAATGAGCTGATGCTCGTGAAGCTATGAAGATAGCATTCGAGAACAGCACCGAGCTGATCACGAAGCTGGACGCGTGTGAGAACATCGACCTCCGGAAGCCGCTTCTGAAGGTAGGCAACGACATCGAGGCAGCTGCGAAAGAGAACTGCAACGGCCGCTTTGCAGAGCCGACAGGCACACTGAAGCGGAGCATCCGGGCAGAACTCAAAGGCAGAAACAGCGTTGAGATCGGCACCAACCTGGAATACGGCATCTATGTAGAACACGGCACCGGCATCTACGCATTCGATGGTGTAGGCAGGGCGGCATCGCCCGAGCACCCGATCCCGTGGAGATACAAAGGCTCGGACGGCATGTGGCACACGACCAGCGGAGTAAGACCGAGGCCTTTCCTCATTCCCGCATTCAACAGCAAGAAATACAACTTTTTAAGATACGTCAAGGAGGAATACGATGATAGATTTTGACCCTTCAATAGTGGAAGCTCTCTCGGTTATTCTTCCTACCTACTATGAAAACTTTATAATCGAGGACATCACGCTGCCGTGCATCACGTATGTGGAGAGCAACAACAGCTCATATCTTGAAGGTGATACGCTGAGATATTCACATCTCAACTACACCATCAAGCTGTGGATGGACAACAAGAACCAGCAGCACTACCTTGCCGACATCGACGAGGTAATGAAGCGCAATGGTTTTGTGCGCAACGCCTCAACGGAGATCGTCAGCGGACGCGTGATAGAGAAAATAATGGACTACGAGGCCATAGGCTATGAGACCCGTGACCTCGAGGAAGGAGAATAAACAATGGCTGGAACTCTTTCAAAGGGCATCAAGCTCAGCTACAAGGCAGGCAGCGCAAGCTCCTTTACAGACCTGACCAATCTGCAGGAAATTCCTGATATCGGCGGAAGCGCAGACTCTGTAGAGGTGACTACACTTGATGATGCTGCACATATGTACATCAACGGCCTGCTCGACTATGGCGACAGCATGGACTTCACATTCCTGTATGACAAGACTCAGTTCACGACTCTGAGCGGTCTGTCGGGATCTGTCAGCTGGAAAGTCACACTGCCGGGCACAGGCGGTGCGACTGCCACATTCGACGGCGAGCCATCGGTCAAGCTGAACAGCGTTGGCGTAAATGACGCTATCACATACACGCTGTCGGTCAAACCATCAAGCGCGATCACATTCGCATAAGCGTAGCGGGGGAGGCTTCGGCCTCCCCTTGTAGTGTAGGAGGTGAAACATGTATACGGAATTTTCTGCGGGCAACCGCACTTATAAGCTCAGACTGACCACCCAGGGCATCATTTCGCTTGAGAAGACGCTCGGATGCAACCCTCTTCAGATGTTCATGGGCATCGATGAGGACATACTCCCGAAGGTCTCCGACATGATGGTCGTACTGCATCAGATGCTGCAGCCATACGAGCATGGTCTGAGGATGGAAGACGTCTATGAGATATATGACGCTTTCATAGAGGATGGGCATACCCTGTGGGATCTCGTTCCTGTGATCATCGAGGTATTCCAGGAAGCGGGATTTTTGGCAAAAGGCGAGGCTGACCCAAAAAACTAAATGAAGAGGAGACCACGACTCTCCTCACACCGACATTATTGGAATGGCGCAACGCGTGTCTTGTCTGCATGAAGGAATCTGACTTCTGGGACATGACATGGGGCGAGACCGTCAGAGCATACGATGCGTATAAGGAGCGCCGCAAAGATGCGGCATACATCTCATACTGCACGGCGATGACGGTAGGCGGCTTTGTTGCGTCGATGTTCAGTTCGCGTCAGCCTCCATCGATCCATGAAATCTATCCTGAACTGTTTCCAAAAGATGAAGAGGCGGAAGAAGAGGCTCGCATGAGCAGGTCGGAAGCCAACTTCATCAATTTCGCAAACGCATTCAACAGAAGGTACGAGAATGGCAACAGAGAATCTGAAGGTAAAGATAACGGCTGACGCTTCGCAAGCGAAAGCCGAAATAGGAAAATTTAAAGACTCGCTGAAGAGCACCGTAGGCGCAGCTGACTCTGCGACAGGCTCTATGCTCAAGCTGAGGAGCGCTATGGTGGCCCTCGCGGCTGTCAAAATGGCGAAGGCGATGATCCAGAACGCTATCAGCGTAGCGGCTGCAGGCGATGAGATAAAGGACAACGCCCAGAAGGTCTTCATGAGCACAACAGCCTATCAGGAATGGGGCTATGTGCTGAAGCAGAACGGCATAGAAATGGCCTCCCTGAAGACCGGCATGCGCCAGTTCGCGCAGCAGGTAGCAAAAGGATCCGACGCGCTGAAGAAGTACAACATCACAGCGAGAGACATTGACTCGGCATTTGAGCAGGCTATCTACACGATACAGAACATGAGCACCGAGACGGAGAAGGTCGCTGCAGCTACAGAGCTGTTCGGCTCTCGCGCTCTGGAACTCATGCCGATACTGAACCTGACAAATGCCGAAACTCAGGCTCTTATGGAAACATACAGAGCGATCGGCGGCACGATGTCAAACGAGCTCATCGCATCGTCTGATACGCTCACCGACTCACTGACAGAAATGAAAGCGGCGTGGCAGGGGCTCAAAAACCTGCTTGCCGCTTATATCATTCCTGTGCTGTCGAAGGTCGTACAGTGGATAACCATCGCGATCGCATACGTCAGGATCCTGCTCAAGGCGTTCCTCGGAATCAAGGAATCGTTCGGCGGCGGAGGCGGCACCGCAAAGAAGACCTCACTGGCAGGCTCTTCCGGAAGTGTTGCAAAGAACACCGGCAAGACAGCAGGCAACCTCAAAAAGGCAGCCAAACACGCTAAGGACCTGCGCAAGACCCTGATGGGCATCGATGAGCTGACGAAGCTTGCTGAGAAAGCTACATCAGGCGCTTCGGGCGGAGGTGTTGGCGGCATAGGCGGTATTAGCGGCGGCATCGGTGACATCGGCCTGAGCGATATAGGCGACCTTGAGAGCGTTGCAGATGTATTCAGCCCGGAGACACTCCAGAGAATCGATGAGTTCAGGCAGAAGGTAGAAGCGATAGCAGAACCGCTCAACGGAGTATATCTCATTCTGAAAGGTCTTTTTGAGATCTCGATCCTCGGACTCCCTGTTCAGGGCTTCAATGACCTCAAAGAAGGCATCGAGAAGCTACTTCCGGACCTTGACGACCTCAAGGAAAAGTGGAACGACCTCAAGGAGAATGTCGCATCTAAATATATCGAGTTCAAGGCTGAACTCAAGGAAGCCGTCAAGCAGAAACTTGCTGACCTGAAAGCGTGGTGGAACTCAAGGACCACAGATCCGAAAGCATTCTGGGCGGTCTTCAAGGAAGCGGTCAAGCAGAAGCTGGCTGACTTAAAGGTCTGGTGGAACAGCAAGACCACCGATGCAAAGGTGTTCTGGGCAAACTTCAAGGAAGCGGTCAAACAGAATTTTGCAGACTTGAAAGTCTGGTGGGGCAGTAAGACAGTCGATGCGAAGACCTTCAAGGCGAACTTCACTGAGAGCGTCAAATCTGCATGGAACAAGCTGAAAAACTGGTGGGACAAAATCAAGATAAGCGCAAAGACGATGACCGTAAACTTCAAGTTCGTCGACAAGCTGAAATCTGCATGGAACTCACTTGCGAAGAAAATCAATGCTGCGCGTAATAAGAGCTCGATCGTAAGAGCCCTTATCCCGTACATCCCTACACTGGCGAAGGGCGGTGTGCTGACCGCACCGACTACGGCAATCATGGGTGAGTATGCAGGCGCAAGACAAAACCCAGAGATCGCTACACCGCAAAGCCTCATGTATGAGACGATACAGAGGGCAAACGGCGACATGGTATCTGCCTTTGCTACGATGACGCGTCAGGTCATAGCAGCCATCGAGCAGAAAGACCTGGCGATCAACATCGGAGACGAGCAGATAGCGAGATCCGCACAGCGAGGCAACACGGCATACTACAACAGGACCGGAAAGGCCCTGCTCTCGATATAAGGAGGCAACATGGCATTAAGCGGCAAAGGCAACTTCATAATAGGCAGCACGGAGTATTCTCCGAAGAGCCTCAAGGTCACATACGACTCGCTTGCCACATCTAACAGCGGACGAAGTGATAACGGTACCATGAACATAACATGGGTACGCACAAACATCAGGAAGGTCGAGGTGATCATGCCGCCTATGAAGATGGCTGACCTCTCGGCGCTCCTGGCGGCCGTATCCGGGAAGAAATACAACATGACATTCCACGATCCGCGCACGAACACAGAAGTCACCGTGCAGATGTACACGTCAAATGCTACAGGCGAGTGCTACAGCGGCGTACTGCACAACGGGCTCTATCAGGGCGTAGAGTTCCACGCGATAGAGGTGTAACGAATGGCAAACACACTTACATTTACAAGCATGACCCTGACGGACGCTAATATCTACGATGGCATAAACTATCTCGCGGATCTGAACACCGGTGAGGAGTTCAGCATCGGGAACACGGCATCGGCATCCGTCAGGTTCACCACGGATACACAGCTCCCGATCTATACGAAAGACAGCACGAACGGCACATTCACATGGACGCGCGACAGCGTCAGCCGCGGCCGCTTCTACATCACGGAAGTGACGAAGAACGGCGACAGATATACCGTTACAGCATACGATGCGATGATGCTGCTCGATACGAACATATCTGCATTGGCCCCTACATTCCCCCTCACCGTGTCGGCGGCTGCATCCGCAATAGCGGCATATATCGGATGCACCGTCTCCGGCACGGTCAACAACGGCTCTCTGTCAGTCGAGTCACTTGACTCTACGCTGACGATCCGCAAGCTCCTCGGGTATGTAGCAGAGGCAAGCGGGTGCTCTGTCAAGATAGACGGATCTGATCATCTCTGCTTTATTTATTACGCTTACAGCGGCATCACAGTCACGGCATCACAGTACAAGACCCTCGATGTCGCTGACTATATGTGTGCAAAAATCGACAAGCTTGTCATCTACAACAGCCGCGGAGCTGCCCAGGCGACTGCAGGGACCGGCACGAACCCGCTTTATATTCAGGGCAAT